AGAGGGGCGGCTCGCTGGCTTAAAAGGGCAGCGGGCGGAACCCCTGGGGCGGCGGCGCCGGCGGTGGGGGTACGCTCGATCTCAGCGGGGCGCGTGCCCGCGCTTAGAGCCGTGGGAGCCGGATCGGGGGCGGTGACACCCCAGGGGATTCCGGAGGGGGCGCGGTTGGGGGCGTGAGCCGGGAATAAGGCCGGACCCGCGAACGCAGAGCCGGTGGGCGGGGCGGACAGGGTCGGGGATTGGGGGGGCCGCCCCAGCTTGCCCGGAATCGAAAAAGAAAGGGAGGCTGAACGGGAGTGAGATAAATGATCACGGAATGATGAGATAAATACTGGAAGACCCTGGAAGAAGAAGGACAAAAACGGAAGGTCGATGAAAATCTGTTTCACAGTGTGAAAGCAAAAACGGTGGCCTTCGATCGGGAATTTATCTCGTCAAATAATCATTAATCGGCCGGCTTGTGGTCATATCCGCTTTCGTCGGATTCAACCGAATCTCTTCCTCACTGAATGGTTTTTTTCCAGGGATCGAAACGTCCCAGCTCTCCATGAACGGCAGCATAACACAGCCACAATTGATGGTTTCCGAGGCAGGCGCCTTAGGATCGTGGGGATGCATGAGCCGATGTCCGCCGATGATGAACGGCTGATCACGCGGCTGAATCTGCCCGTCCGCAGCATCGTGTTGCGGACGGGAGTGGATCTTCCCCGATCGGCGCCATTGTTTCTTGAGTCCCGGCACCGACTCGCCCGCTTGTTGTAGCCGCTCATGGGAGGCCGTCGCGAAAACCCGGCCGATCTCGGATCGAACGATCGTCGTCGCCCTACTTTTCGACTGCTCTTTCAGCAGTTTGGTGATATTAGCGATCGCATCACCGGGCGACTGGCCTCCGATTACCACCAGTCCGAGCTCGCCGTTGATCCTGGCCGCGGCGCTCGACGCGACATCCTGGATGCGGTCGGTCATGAACGTGCGCATGGCGAGGAGCGGCTTGGTATCGAGCGCCGGCAGCACGCCTGAGATACGAAGACCGCCGGCCTCCAGCGGTTTCTCAATTAGGGCCTGCCCCAACGCCCACGCCTCGCCCGCCTTAGTACTGATTACGCCGGCTGACTTGTCGCCTACCGCTGCCAGCGCCGACTGGATCTCCTTTTGCAGTTGCGGCAGATACCACTGCTGGTAATCGCTCGGTTGACTGGCCAGCAGTACCCGGATCTGCTCGGCGACATCGTTCAGCAGCGCGACAATCTCATCCCGCGTACCTTTCAATAAAGCGGTACGCGCCTTTATAACCTGGGTGCGGGCCTTCCTGAACCGTTTATCGCGCTCCTTCTTGGTCATAGACTATCGGCCGAATCGTCCGGCGGGTCCTTAAACACATCCTCTTCGGCCTTCTTGGCGGCTTCCTGCCGCGCGGCTTCCAATTCTGTCTCGGCATCGATCTCGACACCCAGCCGCCCGGCGATCGCGTTGATGAGCGCCACGGCCGTGGGCTCCGTCAAGAGTCCCCGATCGAGCGCCAGCCCCACGGCCGTCACGATCTGCTGCAGCGCCGCCGCATATTTCGTGGTATCGCGCGCCGTCATTTCGGGGAACCCGGCCTCGACATTCCACGCATCATCGGAGAAATCGGGCTCGGCTTCCTGGTGGGCCATGGCCTTCTGGCGCAGCACGTACCGCCCGATCGACTCCAGGATATGCTTGATCACCCGCTGGCGCATGGACAGCACCTTGAAGGTCGGCTCGCCCATGCTCTCTCCGGTCGACCGGTTCACGTCGCCGCCCCCGCCATACCAATGCTCCGGCACGGTCGCCCCGCCCAATACATGGTTGCGGAACAGCCGGGCGTTTTCGCTGGAATCCTGAGCATTTAGGCTCGGTGTCACGGCCGCCCAGGTTTCCGCATCATTGTGCACCCGCACCGAACCCGGCGCCGGCGGAGAAATCTCCTTCGACCGTTTTGCCACCTCTTCGGGCGTCGCCCCGGTAAGCGTCACATCCCACAGGAAGGCCCGCATAAAGCTGGCGCGGTCGAGTTCGCCGAACAAGAACTGCTCGTAGCCGTCCAGCCAATCGATTTGCGCCAGGAGATCGGATCGGCCGCGGCGGCCATTGGACAAATCGTTGATGGTGAAATAAAACGCCTCGCCATCGCTGAACGTCTGGCGGATCTCCTGGGTGCGCGCGCTGAACACCTCTTCCGGCCCGTTGATGATGGTGCGGTAGCGGCGGGCTTTACCCTTCTTGTCCTTCACCGTCACGATGCCGATCACCTGGGAGCGGTTATCCGGATCGGTCACCACCGTTTCGATCAACGCCGGATCCAGATAGCCGAGCCGGACATGGCCGTTCATCTCGTTGACGAAGGTCGGATAACACTGCTCGCCGTACAGCGCCAGCTCCCGCACCTTCTGCGGCAGCTTCAGGTCCATTTCGTTGATCGGGTCCCTCCAGAACCGGTCTAGCACCTTTTGGTTCTTCTCATCCTTGACCGTAAGCTGCACGCCTTCCGCCAGCAAATAGGCCACCGGCAGCTCGATCAGCCGGTTCGCGAGCAGATTCGCTTCCCAGAGATACAGCGCCATATCCCGCATGCGCTTCTGGGTCATGGGCGACAGATCGCGGTTAACGTCCCCGGTCAGCCGGCGCCATTGATCCTCGTCGTTGTCGACGGTCACCCCGACCGCCTCGCGGAGATGGGCCTTGGCCGGTACCGAAACGGCCTCTCGGAAGGCAGTCAGGCCGGCTGAAAAAGCTTTATAAATAGTATCGAGTGCCATTGCCTACTCTATCGCTCAACCACGATTGAACAACTTCCCCGCGCCGCCAAACATCCGCCCCAGCCGGCCCAACGGACCCCGGTTCCGATACGCGTCGGGGACATAGGCATCCCTGATCTGCTCGGCATCGCCGGCCGTTTCGCCGGCTGGGGGCTGTTTCAGTCCGCCGACCAGCAAGGCGTATCCGCCGCTGGCGGCGTCGACCTGATCGTCGTGAGCGCCCTTCGGAAAGTTCTCCAGCTCGGAGATAAAGTCCGTGTTCCAGGCCCCGCGTACCAGCTTGACGCGGCCGTGCTCCGCTTGGGTGGACAACGGCGCCGCGCGGACTTCCTTGTCGCCCTTGGGAGGCGGCGTCTCGACCGTGTAGCCGGCCAGCGCCTTGACGTATTCCTCCACCTCGAACTTGCCGGCCTGCCCCGGATCTTTCTCGATGCCGATCACCACGCCAGGACTGTCGCCCGACGCGATATTGAGTACCCGCTGCAGCACTTTACCCGGCGTTCCGCGGAACCGCTCCACGTGGCAGATATAGATATAGTCATCATCCCCCAGACCGATCTTCACGCCGGCCGTCCAGTCCGGATCGGGATTCGCGGCGCTGGGCTCGGTAGCCGCGCGGTCCCAATAGCGGACCATTCGCTTCATAGGCGGCGCCGAATCTACGATCTCGAAATAGCCGGCCTTGAAGTAGTCGCCCGAGGCCGGCCGAATCTTCCAGTTGCCCGCCTTCAGCCGCTCCCGCTCCACTTTCGGCATGGCGTCGAGGTTGGCCATGTAACCGGGATCGCGTTCCAGCCCGATCTTATTGTCCTTATAGGAGGAGGCGATAAAGGTGAGCGATTTCGGTTCGATGCCGGGGAATCTCTCTCGTAATTCCTCCGGCGTATCGGCCCAATGCAACTCGTCGTGATAGCGCACGAACCAGCGGACCACGCCGGACCGCTCCGGAATCGCATACCCGGTCTCGGGATCGATCCACCAGGCGATGAGTTCGGCGACGAACGAATCCGGATCGGGGTTACAGGTCGCCCGAACGTACGGGCGTACGCCGCAGGTGGATCGGTTTCGCGACAGCAGGTACCAGAACTGACCGGCGGAAAAGTGCGTGACTTCATCGAACCCGATCAGGGCGATCTGCGATCCCTGCCAGTTGAACTTGTCTTTTTCGTGTTCCAGATGAGCAAACGTCAGCCGGGCGCCGGACGGGAAATCCCAGGCGAGCCGGGAATAGTTCGGCCTCGCATCCAGTAACGGATAAATCTGCTCCGACGTATCCCACAGCCCGCCCTCGGCAGTGACCTGCTTGGTCGTGCGGCGAAATATGACGGCGCCGAATTGTGGATTGTCGGTATGCCGGACGGCCTCCAGCAGCAGCGCAAAGGTTTTTCCGCCGAAAGCCGCGCCGCCGTAGAACACGATATCCGCGGAACTGGCCAGGAACTGTTCCTGCGGTCCGGGTTGCGGGCGAATGCCAGCGACGTCGGTACTCATCGGTTATTCGAGGGCAGGTAAATCGAGACACGCTGTTGGACGGCATCCAGGGTCTTGCCGTCGAAACCGGCGTCCTTGAGGGCTTTAAGGTCAGCCTCGATTTTGGCGCGAACCTCCGCCTGATACTGCTTCTGCTTCACCGAGGCATTCGACAGCCGGGCCACCATGATGCCGATATCCTTGAGGTTGACCTCCTGATCCTCTTCGCTCAGGTTGATCAGCACGTCGAACGCCTTCTGCTGCACCAGCCGGATCAGCGCCTCGTTCATGGCGTTCCCTTCGTCGGGCGCCGCCTCAGCGATGGCCTTGGCCTGCTCGGTGGCGATCTTCAGCGCCGTGACCCGCTTTTCGAGCGTGGTGGTCGCGTAGTTGTGCACGGCCGACTTGCTGATTTCATAGCCTTGGGCTTTCAGCCAGTCCGACAATTCAACATAGCCGGCGAAACCGCGTTGAATCAGCTTCTGATCCAGCTCGGCGCGGACCTGGTCGGGCAGCTGCAGGATGGCGGAACGCGGGGGCATCAGTTCTTCTCCTTGAGCATCTTTGCAATATCGGCCTTTGTTTTGACGCACGTCTTTTTGAACGTGTGCCAAATAGCCCGCTGCCTGTCGGTCAGCGCGTTGGCGAGATAGAAGTCGAAAAAGCCGGAGCACCCTTCGACGTTCTTGCTGATTTCGGCGGCCGCATGGACGTGCGCCAACACCGTGAGCACTTCTTCGGCCGGACGTGAGGGCTTGTACCCACGCGCCATCAGTCGAAATACTTCTCGGGCCGTGAGATGCCGGGCTCCACCGGTACCGTGTACTCGGCCACGTCGATGCCGTAGCGAGTCAGGTCGCAGAACCAGCGGCCGTCCGGTTTCTGCTCGATCTTCACCAGATCCCGATCGCGGAGATAATCCAGCTCCCGCCGAACCTCATGTTGCGTCGCGTCCGGATAGGTCGCCTGGATCACGGTCAGAACCACCTTTTCGTAGGCCCCGATCGGACGGGCGTTGTTGAGGGTCAAAAGAACTTGCCAGCGGATATCCTCGCGCCGGATCTTCGCCATATCAGCCATGCCGCTCCCCTTTTAAAAGTGCGTTTTCGATGCGGACCGCGAGGCCGTCCAGCTTCGCCTCGATCACCGATTGATTGCGGACGTAGTCCTCCCGCCGGACGTACTGGAGCGGCAGATCCGCCTTGAGCTGCAACAGCTCCCGCTCCACCTGCTGCCAGCGCGCCGCCTCCTGCTTCGCGGCGCTTTCGAGACCGGAGAACTTCTCGTCCCAATGGCGCCGGGTTTCCTGCCGGGACTCTTCTTGCCGCTTGAACCGCTCATCCAGGCGCTTCTCCACCTGCCCCAGCAGGATCTTGCCGCCCGCGAATACCGCTCCGAAAAACGAAAAAAGCAGTCCCGAGAGAAAAACCAGGAGCTGCCAGAATTCAACATGCAGAGTCATTCATACCTCTTCTCTTCCGCCTCTTTAACTTCCTGGCACCCCACGCACCGCACCGCCTTGGGCACGATGCCGAGCCGATCGCCGCCGATCGGCGCGCCGCAATCGCAGCAGACAACGCCGTCGGCCGTGACGATTTGCGTTTCGCCCGAGGCTTCGCCGCGCCGGAAATTCCGCAAGGCGATCGCCCGGTCCAGCTCGGCGTAGGCTTGCGCGCGGTCGCCATCATCCATCGAACCGCTCCAGATCCACCCGCCACGATCCCGCGAACTCGCCGGCTTCGATCCGCTCGCCGTGGGGCATGCGGTGGTTGCCGGTCCGCTCGGCGACCGCCCAGCGAAAGCCCATATTTTTGAGGTCGCGGTAAAACGCGACGATATCGGGCCGGGTAACCCGGCCCAAAAACCCCTTCAGCACGGCCGTATCGCCGTGCACCAGAATCAGTCCCGTGGCCCGGTACGGCGGATGTTCGGCCGGATCGCCGTCGATCACGCGGAGCTGATAGGCCACGGGCTCCAGCCAGATCATGGCGAGGGGTTTTCCTCGTCCCGTATTTGCCGGAGCGTCTCGGCAACGATGGCGCGCAGCTGCGAGTCGTCGAGTCCGACGGCATCGATGGCTTCGACGGCTTCGAGTGTGGACAGCTCGCCCGGCGTGCCGATCCCGGCCCGCAGCGCGATGAATAGCAAACCTTCGAGAAATTGCCGGGCCGCCTCGCCCAGCGGCATATCGCCGGTCAGCCACAGCAAGAACGCCGAAACGGCCGTGAGGCCGCCTAAAAGGAAGGTACGTTTGCCGCGCAGTGCGCCGCCGGTCAGGAAGCGCTTTCGAGCCGCCCGTTTTTCGTCCGGAGAAAGAGGAACCATGGTGGATGTCTCGTATTGATTTAAGCCCCGCCCGCCGGGGAACCCCCGGCGGGGCGGACGCGCTATATGGCCGCGGGTGGCGACACGGGCAGCTTCCCTCGGTTTAGTCGCATACCGAGGACCCACCTACACCCGAGCATCGGCCAATCAGGTATTCGTTACGCCGGCTGCGGCTCCGGATCGTCACCCGGATCGATCAAGGCAGCCGCGTCGTCATCGCCGTCGCCGGGATCGCTCACGGCCAACCCCGGCGGTCTACTGTCCGCAAAGCGCACGCCGGCGGGCATCGGGGGCGCCGGACGATCGAGCAACGCATCATGGCCATCCGGCGGCGCCCCCGCGGGGGCCGGGCCAGGCACTGGCGCGGGTGATGCTTGATCGTTTGCGCACTCGATCCTGACGACATTAGGAGCCGCCTTGGCATTGATGGCGCTGCGGACGCCGGCCCGCTGATCCGCCGGCTGCGAGCAATACAGCGTCACCGCCTCGCCCAAATAGCCCTGAACCTGACCGACGGCGCTGCAGCCGGACAACAGGCCGATCGCCGAAATGACCAGAATTCCGAGCGTCACGCTCCAAAAACGAAAGGTTTTGAACATAGAACCTCCAAATCAAGGTGCTGTTGATCGCTCGACCGCACGGCGCTGCACCCAACGCGCCAGTGGTAGGGTGGGTTAGGCTGAAAGCCGTAACCCACCGAATTCAACGCCGATACCGCTTCCAGCCTTCGCGGCAAAACCACTCGGTCAAGCCGCCGGCCAGAACGGGTGAAAATATCGTCTGGTTCAGAATGCGCGCGGTGTCCAGCGCTTGGGCTAACGGTCGTGCGTCGTTTTTGGTGACCAAACGGTCGCCGTTGGGGAGTTCGGCGACGACGACATACAGTTTTTGGCTCATGAGGGCTCCGTTTAGAGGGTTTTGAAGTTGCAGCCGGCTCTCACCAGCTTGTCCACGTAGGCTTGATTCTCGAACCGGCCGTCGGCCAGGCGGCGCACCGATCCGGCGTTATAGGCCGCGGCGACGCCGATCCAGCCGTGATCGTCGAAAAACCGGTCGCGCAGCCGGTCGAGGTGACGGCAGCCGTAATACACGCCGAGGGTCGAGCACAGCTCCGGGAACTCGCTCTCAAACCCATGCTCGCGGGCTGTGGAGCCCATGATCTGCATCGGCCCCCAGCTCGCGGCCTGGCCCCACCATTCGGTATCGCGGGAGCTGATGCTGCTGAAGTAGGAAAAATCGCGCGGCGCCGATTCCGAGGCGCGTTCCGCGGCGGTGATGCTGCGAAACGGACGCTTCCGGGCGACGTCCCAGTAATAGCGGTAAGCTGCCTCTGCGCGCCAGGCGGAAAGCCGCCCGCGCGATTCGACTTGAACAATGGCAGTGACCAGCGCCACGGGCAGCGCAAAATGCGCCGATTGGACGCGGATCGATTCGGAAATAAGGGGACCTAGCTCAGACATGCCGCTCCTTGAAGGGTGGTAGCGGCGGCCGGATTCGAACCGGCGATCTCCGGGTTATGAGCCCAGCGGGATGACCTCTTCCCTACACCGCAATGGGCTCGATGATAGGGATACGGGGGAATGGTCGGCAGATGAAAGGTTTCAGCGGGTGCGCTGGGCGTAGGAACCGCATCGGTGGCAAATGATGCGGTTCGCTCTGCTCACCGCATCCTACGACGCCCCGAACAGATCGGGCTGAGGATCGGGATACTTGGCCCGGTGTCGGGCGGCGATGTTGGCCACTTGGCGCCAGGTTAGGCCGAACTCGCGGGCGACCTCATCATAGGTGCGGCCTTGGCGTAGCGCTTCTACGATAGCGGCATCCCGCACCGCGCGCAATGCCCGCGCGCACGTGGGGATGGTCAGCCAGTTCAGGGCGAACCGCTGACAGAGCACGTAGGCCGCGTCGCCCAAGATTTTGACCAGATGATGGTCGGGCGCCGGGACTTCAGGAAACCATACGCGCGTACCGCCATAGGCGTTCACCACTTTTAGCGCCGCCTCGAGGCCGACGATATCGACGATCTCCTGAATCGTCGGCGGCAGCAGCGTGCTATCCATTTCGTTCCACCCGCTTCAGCCAACGCTTCAGCTGCTCGATCAGCTTGGACGCTTGCTCGCCGTCCACCCACTGCAACGCCTCGACGCCCGTCTCCCGTTTCACCCAGGCATTGAGCGCCGCTTCGGACGGATCGCGCACCGCGCCCGCTTCGTGCAGCGCCAGCCACAATGCCCGGATCTTCCGATCCTGGGAGCTGTGCGCCAGCCGGCGCTGATCGCCTTTGGCCTTCGGCACCCGGACCTTGAAGCCGAGCCTTTTCAGCCGCGCCAGCACGTCCTCTAGCTGGTCCACACGCATCTCCGTGGTGGAGGTCTTCCCCGTCACGGAATGCAGCAGCTTCCGGTAAACCTCGTCCTCCAGCTTGAGCTGGCCCTTGCCGACGTGGATCAGGCGGATGAGGCGGGCGCGGTCGGTGGTTGAGGGTGATTGAGGGGTGGTCATGCGGTTAAATCGGATTGGGCTTCCTGGAGCTCATAGGACGCGAACAGCTTTTCTTCCGCCCGCCGCAGCCGGGACGTAATTTCCGTCAGTTCGTCATTGGTAATCCCGTAGTCTGGTAACACGTCGCGCAAGATGACCAAAGCCATCGATACCTTTACCCGGTTGGTTGCTCGTAGGTACTCAGTTTCAGTCATCTCAACCGCTCCTTAATCCGCTGCAATTCCGCCTCCGGCAGCCCGAACTCGAACCGGAGTTGCTTGGAAAGCGCCGCGATTTCCTGTTTCAGTCCGTTCCGCACGCGTTGCGCCTTGCGGACCTGGCCGCGCACGGAATCCAGCGTCTTCTGCGCCTCCTCGATCATGGCGCGCAGCTCGCGGTACATCGTATCGAACCGGTCGGCCCGGCGCGCCACGTTGAGGAGCCAGTCGAACGGCTCGATGACCTGGCCGCACTCCTTGCAGGCCAGCGTTCGGTTCAGTTCGATGACAACCAATTGCCGATGGGCGCAGCGCGGCGCGCGTTCCAGCCCCGCCACGCGGAACATCCGGCGCGGCTTGGCTTGGGCGAAATCGATGATGTTGGAATCGTCCATCTTTACACCGGGTGTAAGTCGGCCCTGGCGTTCCAGTAGCTGATCGCCTCGCCGCGATCCGGACGAACCGGACCGCTGCAAAGGCACCCTGGGTTTCTGCAGATCACTTGCATGGCAGGGAACCCTTCCGGAAATCCATCCGGACGGATCACGTCGAGGCTCGCTTCTCCGCAGAAGGGGCAGGCCAAAACACCAGGCTCCCCGACCGCCGGATGCGCTTCGCCCACCGTGTAGCCGTCCGGCTGCTCGGCTTCCAATTCCGATGCCTGCTTTTCCAGCGTCGCCGCCTGGCGTTCCAGATCGGCCGCGCGGCGCAGGTCTTGTCGGTGGGCCGGGCCGTCGGCAAACTCGGCGCCGGCCCGGAGCGCCTTCGCCTCCTCCCGCGCCTTCGCGGCGTGGTTGCGCAGCGATTGAATGTGATTGGCCATCACGCGACCTCCGGCAGCTTCGCCCGGTCGATCTCGTAGCCGAATGCGTTCTCGGTCCGGAGCGACGCGCCGATCTCGGCGAGGGTCTCGGCCGACAGGCTCTTCATCGCCTCCTTGTCCGGCTCTTCCTTGATGCGGAGGCACTGGGTCAGGTTCAAATCCTTCAGCGCCTGAACCGTATCGCCGATGCGCTTGATGACCACCTTGGTAGATAGCCGGAAACCGACACTGCCAAACGTCAGCGTCTTGGTCTTCACCTTGGCGAATTCGCCCCGGTTCGCCTCGCAGAACTCCTTCATCGCGAGTTCCAGCGCCGCTTTCCGGTCGAGGAGCGGCTTCGAATCGGCTTTGGCCTTGGCCTTCAATTCGTCGATCGCGTGGTTGGTATCGCCCTCGATCAGCGCGAGATCCCGGTCGATCTCGCCGATCTCGTGGAGCGCCTGGTCCACGTCGTCCCAGGTGGAAAACTGTGTGCCTTCAATGCGTTTGCGTGCCATAAAATCCCCTTGTGATGATGTAGGGCGGGTTAGCGTACCCGCGTAACCCGCCGTCTCGCGGAATCGGTGGGTTACGCCTGCCGGCTAACCCACCCTACGGTAAAACTCATTTCCGGAGTGCCGCCCGCATCGCGTCCGCCCGCTTGGCGGCGTCCGCGGCGGAGATCGGCGCGCCGGTGCGCGTCCCTTCCGGTTGGTAGCGGCGCTGTTCCTCGCGCTGCGCCTCGGCCTTGGCCACCGCCTTCTCGCCGATCCCGGCGATGATCTCGAGGAGGTAGCCGTGGCTCTTGAGCGGCAGGGTCAGCCCGTCGCGGCGGGTGACCATGTCCTGCAGCGCCGCCGCCCACACTTCCTGCGGGGCCGGCCAGATCCGGCCGTCGCGCTTGATCTGCGCCGCCTGAATCTGCGGCAGCAGTTCTCCGAGCAGCGCCGCCAGCCGGTCCAGCGAGAGCTGGCGGGTTTTGGGGCGGAACAGCGTCAGGTACTGGATCAGCAGTTTCCCCAACGGCGCCGGGAGCTGCAGCGCGATCTGCACCGCCTCCCGCGCGCCGTCGTGGGCCACCACCACGTCCAGGCTCATCAACGCGCCGCACGATGGACAGGTGAGCTTCATCAGCGCTCCAGCAGATAAAAGTCATCGTCCCAGGCGGTCACGACCAGGCGCCGTCCGGCCGGCGGCTCGCCGCAGGTTTCGACCGCAGAGTGCTCGTCCGGCTCGGGGCCGCGGATTTGGTCCAGCAGCGCACCGAGGCAGAGCCCGGCGAACACGCCACAGCTAAAAATCAGGAATGCTCCGATCATCGCGGCGATCATTGGTGCACCCCCACGCGGCCGAGGCCCAAAAAACCGGTACACCGATAGCTATGTACTGTTTCCGGCTCATTCCACTGCACTTCGACACCGTGATACGGCGCCGACAGCCTGACGTAGCGCTCCTTACCGGAACCGCCGCGGCCGATCCACTCCCCGCCCAGTTTCCGGCAGGCCGGCGACCAGCGCAGCGTCAACACCGGCAGCCGCCCGAGGCAGCTCACCGTCATCACCTCGATGCCGCGCGCCGTGAGATCCTCGGTCGCATTCGCCGCCAAGCGCAGGGCGCGGGCCAGAGTCTTGTTCTTGTCGATGGCATGGGTTTTCATGCAAAGCTCCTTAACAGATCCCCAAAGGTTTTGGTTTTGGTTTTGGAATGCGGGCGTTGTAGGCCGGAATAAGCGTCAGCGTTTCCGGCGGCTTCTGCCGGGAACGGCTCCGCCTTATCCCGGCCTACGATGGGCGGAAAGAGCGGCCAGACATCGTGGATGCGGTAAAAGGGCACCGGCGCCGGGCCGGTCGACGTAGCAGGCGCTCCCTGTGCGGCCTTTTTCTTGGCGTACGTCGTGGTAACCGCGGCTCTTGAGCAGGCCATGCACCAGGAGTGGCGGCCATCCCGCATTTTCGGACGCTCGTAAAACGATTCGACCGGCAGGATTTCCTTGCACTTTCGGCAGGTTCTCGTCTTGGTCATAACTCCCCCCTGGTTCATCTTCGCTTGGGCTTGCGCCCGCATGGCCGCCGGCAGGGTTGCCGCCGACAGCAGCATCCGGCCGATGTCCTGCGCCTGTTCCGGCGACAGTTCGAGCGCCCCGATCGGCAGGCGCGTTTCCCCCATGATGACCATCAGCACCGTCCCCGTGGTGGGCGATACCGCCACCCCGAGTCCATCGAGCGGGATGTTTTTCTTGTCGATAACGAGTTCCATCAGACCTCCTTCACGAGGTCCGCATCGACCTTGGGCGCGCCGAGTTCGGCGGCGAGGTTCAGGGCGCCGGTGATCAGGTTATTGACGGCCAGGGGATAGAGGAGGCTCACGCGCTCCGCTGCCCGCGCCGACCGGCCGGACGCCCCGGCGGGCGCGAACGTCAGGCGGGCGCGCACCGCGTCCAGGGCATCGGGTTCGAACACCTCTGCCGGTTCCTTGCCGATCCGCTTGAGCTTGAACGCGACATACTCCTCCAACCGGGCATCCAGCGGCGGCAGCTCCACCACCTCGCAACGCTGCGTCACCTCGCGCAGCTCCGGGTTGCGCTCGTCCAGCCGCAGCCTGAGTTCCGGCTGACCGATCAGAATGATCGAGAGCAATTTCGCGTGGCCGAGCTTCAATTCGTAGAACCCCTTCAGGTGCTTCAGCGTCGGCGGCGCCAGCCGGTGCGCTTCGTCCAAAATCAGGCAATGCCGGTTGCCGGCCTGGTGCGAGGCGATCAGGGCGTCATGCGCACGCGCCGTCTTGTTCTGGAGATCCGAGGGCCTGGGCGACGACGGGGCGACCTTCCGCAGGATCGCGTCGAGGATCGCCCCGGCCTTGAGCCGCTTGCCCTTGGTGTCGTCGCCTTCCATGCCGACCACGTAGGGGCGGATGATGGTGATGGACAATTCCTCCCGGACGATCCGGTCCTCGATATCGTCCGCCAGGGTGGATTTGCCCGCGCCCGACTCGCCGCACACGGCCAGAAAGCCGCCGTGCCGGGCGGTCTGGAACATCGCCTCCCGCACGTAGCGGATATCGGGCGAGACGAACACGTCGTCGGTCTCCTGCACGTCGTCCGCGAAGGGATCGCGGAACAGGCCGAAGTGCTTCTTGGCGGCTGGTGTCAGCCCTTGTTTTCGCAGTAACATAACGTCTTCCTCTGATGTGGCTCCGGTTTTGGCCGGAGCGATATCAACCGGCTGGCGAGTGTTCGCGCGCTCGTCAGCCACCTCTTCGAACAGCCCGTCCGGTGGGAACCAGTCCAGGTAATCCAAACGGGTGATCAATACCTTCACAATCCGTCCGCTCAGCTCCTCCCGAGCCGGCGTCTTCGGCCATTTCCCGTGATTGCAGATCAGCGACAGCGTCGCACGGCTCACGTCGATATCCCGCGCCAGCTCCGCGAGGCTGATGCCGTGCTCGGCCAGGACGGACTTCAACTTAATAATGGCCATCGGCCTTCTCCGTTCGGGTCGCGAGGCCGTGCCGGCGGTTTTTTTCGTTGATCAGCCATACCGACTCGATGAACTCAACCGCCAGCGCCGACGACAGGGAGATCCGTTCCTGCTCCGATAACGGCGGATCGAATGTCACATCGACGGCCACGTTGTCCGGGTTCTCCGCCAGCGGGTCGTCGCTCAGTTTGATGGTGACTTCCATAACCTCCTCGCTTTCGTAGGGCGGGTTAGCCGCCAGGCGTAACCCGCCGAATGACTTCATGCCGCGCCGCCCACCGCCCTCTTCAACGCCGAGCTTGCACTGAACGCCGGCACCTTCCGGGCCGGAATCGTGATCGCTTCGCCCGATTGCGGATTGCGCCCCTGGCGTGCTGCCCGCTCCACCACCTTGAGCTTCCCGAGTCCCGGCAGCGGCACCTCTTCCCCGGCGCTCAGCGTCTCCGCCGCCACCTTCCCCAGCACATCCAGAACCCGCTCCACGCTCCCTAGGCTTGGCCCTGTCTCGTGCTTGATCGCCTTGATCAATTCGTCTTTCGTCATTGTTGTTCTCCGCTTACTTCACAATCGCCAGCTTCGGCTGGCGGGTCTCTCCCCGGCTCAGGCGCTCGGCCAAAGCGGGCAGTTCGGTTTCGGGGACCCCGTCCGGGTACTCCCGTTGGATCTGTTGCAAATGCTCCGGCCGCCAATCGTCGCCCAGCCGCGCGCGCAGCCACTTGGCCGCCTGGATGGGGTTGAGCGGGATCAGTTCGACCGTGGGCGCGGCGATCTGGAGGTCGGTGCCGCGCTTCCGCAGCCACGTCGGGGGCTGGTATTCCTGCATTTCCTTGTACGGGTTGATCTCACCCCCGTACGGTACGACCTTGTTCTTGCGCGCGGCTTCGGCGGCTTCCAGCGTGTCGGTGCCGGTGACCTGCTTTTCGATTTCCTTCTTGGCGGTTTGCGCCGGGGTGTCCTCGTGGCGCTTGTACTCCTGACCGATCCGGGCGGCTTCGGCATAAAACTGGAACGGTCCCTCGCGGCGTTTCTCTTCGACGCGGAGGAACACTTCGTGGCCTTCGGCGTCGAACTGCACCACCTGCGCGAAATCGGCCATCAGCGCGCAGCGGCAGATCAGCAGTTTCTGGCCGACCATGACGCCGGGCACCTTGGACACGTCGTATTCCTTGCCCTTGAAGTTCACCGTCAGGTAGGCCGTCACCGGCTTTTCGACCGGCTCTTCGCGGGCCAGAACGCGCAATTCGTCCGGGCTCAGGGTCACGCGCCGCAGCTGGGCCTCGGTGATCAACTGCCAAGCCGCGTAGCGCGTCATGCCGTGCCGGGTATGCTTCGCGGTGCCGTTGAACCAGTGCATCCACTGCCAGCCGAGCCGGTTCAGCTCGTCCACGTCCGATATGGGCGGGGCGCATTTCAGGCCGGATTCGAAGCCGCTCTCCACCAGGTCGTGCGACTTCTCGACCAGTCCCTTGCTCCGCGGGTTGCCCACCATCGTGAAATGCAGCTTGATCGAGAGCGCCTTGCACAGGTTGCGGAACATGGCGCTACGGTTGGCGCTCGCCTGGTCCAGCATGATGAGGTTGGGCGCGCCGTGGAACGCATAGCCCGGTCGCTCGATCATGGCTGCGATCAAAGCCGATAAAAGGCCGTCCGTGGATTCGCCGCCCAAGGCGAAATGCAGGTAAATCGCGCCGCTCGCGTGGTCGGCGATGACGTAGCGCTGTACCAGCAGGTGCTCGATGCGCGCCAGGTTGCCCAGCTTGTTCTTGTAGAGTTCGTGCCCGGCAATCTCTTCGATCCGCGTGCCGGCGGCCCTGGGCAGTTTGTAGAGCACACACAGCGAGGCGTCGATCTGCCAGACGTCGTTCGGATGCTCGCTCGCCAACGGGGTCACCGGGGCCGGCGCCATCAGTTGATCCGGGTGCAGGCCGTAACTCCAGAGCGCCCGGCGGATGGCGGAGACCGACAGCGGGAAGAATTCCCCGGTGTCCTCGTCGATCCGCCCCGCCACCAGCTTGCCGTTGGCCCTAAGTTCCGAGATCGCCCGCTCCATTGCCTTGATCCGCTTGCCGTTGCGCCGGATGTGCTCCATCAGATAGCCGGAAATCAGCTCGGCTTCGTTACGCGACAGGGCCACGTCGCCCGCGTCCGCACGCCGCTTCCTGGGATTGCGTACCGCGACTTGCTTCAGCTTCCGGTGCAGCGTCGCGAGGCTCATTTGCAGCTCCTCACAGGCGCTGGCGTAAAGCGCCTGCTTTTCCCCCTTGCGCAGGCTCTGCGCGGCTTGGGCGATTTCCACTAGGCGTTGGGTCAGGGGTGCGCTCATGGCTAGCTCAATAATTGATTGCGAGGCACAAGACGCTCGATGGTTTGCTGGATGGCGGCCAGACTGTTCTCGGCTTCGGTCAAAAACCCTTCCTCGTCTTCCGTTAGTGTCAGATTTCGGCGCTGAACGATCATATTGGCCGCCAAGCGGATGTTATCGACGGCATAAAGACTGTGCTCGTGGATGTGCTTGAGTGCGTCTTTCGTAGGCTGGTCCATGGTTGCCTCCGGTCTAGTTGGTCGCCGCCAGGTCTTTCCAGGGGCCATCCTTCATCCATTCCGGCGTCGGATCGGCCGAGGGCGTCTCGCGTAAGCCGAAATCGGCGCGCAGGATATGGATCTCCCGTTCGATCTCGGCGAGGCAGCCGGCGAGGAACAAGTCGTGGTCGATGCCTTGTTCGCTGTCCTGGGCGCGCAAATCGATAATGCCCTTGCGCAGACTGGTCATGATGGTCGCCTTGCAATGGTCGGCGAGTTTCGCCACCTCGGCGCGGAGCCGTGCCGCTTTTTCGTCCGGCGTCGGCGGGTTGATCTCCTGCTGGTGGAGCTTGGTGGCTAGCTCGTCGATCTTCTCGTTCTTGGCCGCAATGAGCTTGGCCTTGGCTTCGAGGTCGCCTTTGAGGTCGGCGATTTGTTTGTCCTTGGCCTCCTTTTCTTTGGCGTGCTTGGCGGCCAGGTCGTCGATCAAGCTGACGATGGCTTCCTTATCGCCAGCGTCGATCTCAATCTGCTCGATAACGACCGTCCGTTGATCTTCCGGGAGCTTGCGCAGCTTGCGCAGTTCGCGGTAGCCGAGCCCGATCTTTTGAGAATATTCGAGGAATTGCTCGCCGAGAGCGGATAGGTTGAGGATGTTTTCGTCTACGGTCTGGCGGCTTAATCCGCAAGCCTCGCAGTACTCGTCCCAAGTGCTGACGGTCAGCACTTTTCCGTCGACCAAAAGCTTTGAACCCTTGTATTGCTTGGATTCTTTGATCTGTGCCAGGGTCTTAAAAGTGCTGACGGTCGCCAGTTTTTGAACCAAGGTGATGCCCTGGACCATGCCGGCAAACTGAGCCGCCTGAATTTGATCGGCAGTCACCGCCTCCTCGATGCGGGCTGCGATATTCTGTTGTTCCAATATCCGTCCCGCCCGCTGGTCGAGCAGCTCGCCAACGTTTTTGTTTTCGGTGTCGTCTGACATGGGTCCTCCTAGTTTCCGGAACCGGCCACAATCCGCCGGTTGATTTCATGGATGCGGTCCTGAAGCTTC